ACCTTCTGTAAGTGGTGCTGGGTCTACAGCAAAGTTCTTGTAACGAAGGAAGTTCACACGAAGACCAGGTGCTACACCTAGTTCAGTCTTCTTAACTGCAAACTGCTCGAAACGCAGAATTGGCATTGCTTGGAATAAAATTTCTTTAGACCAGATGGTCTGAATTGCTGTGGATAGGCTGGAGTTTGAACCACTATAAGCGGTAGGTGCTCCTGCTAATTCACTGGTGCCTGTAATCGCTGATGCCATGTTGGTATCAGTCCTTTCTAGTTAGTTGGATAATTTAGTTTGTTTGGTTTTACCCGAACAGTCCCTTACCACGATTACCTGCTGCTTCGCCAAGTAGTTTGGCTCGTTGCTTCGCGTAATCCGCCAATGACATTTCCCGAATACTTTCGGGAGAGTACGAACGTTGTTCCGAATCATTATCGAGAGGTCCTGATGCAGGAGACGTAATACGTGTTCCTGCCATTTCCCTGCGAGTAGACTGTAAAGCCTGCTGTGCAGAGTCGAGAATACGAGCAGATTTATCTTTCAATGACGCGATGCTCTGCTCGATTTCATCACGGTTGTTACCCTCAATCAAATCAATGAGTTCAGGAATTACGTTTTCACGCTCCTGCTCAATTCTTTGTTGACGATACTGCATTACTTCTTGAAAATGTTTTTCTTGCTCAAGTAGAGCAAAGGCACGTTCTCTTTCGAGACGCTCTGCTTCTAACTGAGTCTGAAATTCCTTTTCTTTTTTTTCTAGAAGTTGACGGATGTCCATGTCTGCTTCTAGTTTCTTTTCCTCAAGTTCAGTTTGCTTTTGACGAGCAATTTCTTCTTGCTCTGCCTTCTCATCGCGCTCCTTCTTCAAGGTAGCAAGTTCTTCTTTTAGTTTTTCCATTTGCGGATACAACTTTTCCTTTTCTTGTGCACGAGCACGAGATAGGTCTTCGGCTGAAAAGCCAAAGTCAGTTGCTTCCTTAGAAGCCTTACTTTCCACGATAGGAGTAGCAGTCTCTTGCACTACTGACTCAATCTGTACTTCTTGTACTTCAGTGTTTTCCATAGTAATTGCGTATCCGTTTCCTTGGTTATTGTCCGAATGCGGTTTTATCCGCGTGTCCCACATTTCTTACCTGATAATTGCACAACATTTCGTAGTGTTTGTCAGGCTAAATCAGATTTTTCATCTGAAATTTATTGGCTTCTATCCACTGCTCTTCTCTGCGGAATTTTCGTTCCATAGGACTCGGTTAGCAGTTTGTTCCGAATATCCATCTCCATACCAGCCTCTGTTATAGCCATTTCTTGGGCAGCAGGGTCGGCAGCGTTTTCTGGGGTTGGAGCACCTGAGAGGTTATCTCCCATAATGTCGCCATCACCTAGTTGAGTAGGTTGCAGTGGAACTGCTCCATCTCCTCCAGGACCTGGCATCATTCCAGTCATATCTTGAATTTCTTTTTGAATCTGCACCTTTAACAAGGTTAGAGCACCATCTGAAAGTGCTTCCGCTTTAAGTTCTTCACGAATCTCTTGTAGTTTCTCTTCTGGGAACTCTTCTCCCAAAGTGCGTAGAGCACCTTCTTTAGACTCAAGACCCATGCCAAGTTTAGTTTGTACTTCGTTAAGGATAATTAACTTATCTAGTGGAAGAGGAGGTGGGAACTGAACGCTGTTTTGATAGGTAAGAGAGTCGTTAGGGTCAAGTTTAACCATTTGACCTTCTTTGATTGGACCGTCTTCATCTGGGTTGTACATCATTGTTTCTGGCTCTTTAACTGCCAAGTTCAAAATAATAAGTTCGTTAATCTTCTCAAGGCCGATTCCATACTGGGCAGTTTTTTGAGTCCAACGATTCATAAGAGGCTGATACTGAATTGAAAGTGCCACACCAGAAGTATTTGAAATTGGTTGAACTTGACCAAGGGCTGTTTCTGGAACGTTCATTAACTCGTGCATAGAACGCTTTAATAGTTCTAGATACTTTAGAGCACCATCAATGCCTGCTCCGCCACCTTCAAGGTTAAACACCTGTGCATCTTTAGGAAGACCGCCCCAAACTTTCTTAGGACCCTTCTCAAGGTTAGAAGCCTTTGCACCAACAATAACTGTTACGGGTGCAGCGTGGTAATTGATAATGTCTGCAACATCTGTTGAAATTTCATTGTATGCACGATTAATGGAAATAATGTCATGGCAATCAGGAAGACCCCAAGGTGAGCCAGCAACAGGGATATTTGCAATATGTACAACTGGGATTGTTCCTAGAGGATTTGGACGAGAGTCAATAAGTTCATCGTTAATGTACTCTTCAATAAGGTCATCTGTAAGAATCTCAGTGTAAGTAAATACCTGTCTTGTTCCTTCTAAAGAAGTTCCCCAGAAACGATACTTCTGCTTAAACCTTAAAAGACGATTGCGGTCGTGGGGGTGAAACTCTGGGAATGAGAAAGATGAGTTAAGAGGAAGAACTCGAACCTTTCCTGGGTGTACTCGACCAATTGCATCAGTCCACGGTTCTTCATAGGCTACTTTTACAAAGCAATCTCCAGAGATTCCGCCTTGCTGTGCCATTTCTAAAAGAACTCTAGTTTTGTCGTTATCTACTTCCCATACTCGTTGCAAACGGTCTGGAACAATTGCTTCAGTTGCTTTAGGGCTGCGGAAACCAATTCCCTTGCCAAATGTAAATCTAGAAAGATAATCTGTAAATGCTCTGTAGTAGTTGACTGCAATTTGCATTTCGCCTTGTTCACGGCGGTAACCCCAGTGATGACCTAAATACATCGCCCAGTTTAAAGAGTAGCGATTTAAACGCGGACCATGAACTTCAAATTCTTCGTCTGCTAGTTCTACTAAACCTAGTGGAGAAATTGAGATAGTTAAATCAGAGGAGGCTGCTCTGTATGAGGGAGGGGAAAAGTCAACAAAACTCATCGTATGACCTTACTTAGTGTCACTCTTTTTTCCGCCCTTATCCTTTTTACGTTTCACGTCTTTTGCGTCTTTTTTAGTTCCACGTTCTTTTTGCAGTTTTGCAAACTGTTTTTCATTAAGTTTTTTTGTTTGTTCTATAGGACTATTTGTGTCGGTAAATCTACCACCACTTTGGACGTATCTCTCTCGAACCCAGTGACTTGCTGCAGGATTTGGGTAGGTTGAATACTTTGCTTTTGCTTGAGCAATAATCATTGCCCAAAGTTTTTCATTAGCAGGTTTTTCAGCCACGGTAATTTCCTTTACAACTTTGTTCCCCCTAGGACAATCCTAGGGGGTCAAAGACAAAAAACTCTTTTAGTCGTTTACTACGGTTGGAGAAGTACGCTGTGTACGTCCACCAGAGCGTGCAACAACCTCAGTCTTTTGTTCTGCATAGTCTGTGAAAGACCCATGTGAGAACTCAGCAAGGAATGTTGGTGCTTCTGTCCATGCAGCAGAGCCAACATGGGCACGTGCCTGCATAGTTTCTGCAGCAGTCTTTTGCCAGACTGGAGCATTACGGTTTGGACGACCTGCAGCAGCAGCAAAACCTTGCTGCATTCCTAGTTCAAAATCATTTGGAACATCAGTATCAGTTGCAATACCTTCTTCAAAACGAAGAGGACCACGACGTGATGCGTTTCCTGCCTCTTTCATTTCGTAAACATTTGAACCCTTTTCAGGGAACTGTGGGTTTGGTGCTAGTGTCATTATGACTCCTTATAAGGTTAGTAAGACGGAATGGCCTATTCCAAAGATGATTTTCTCTGATTTTTTACGATAAGTAAGGGTTAACTCGCTTTTAATTTTTAGTAAAGAACGGACTGCTTGTTAGAACCACCTCTGGCATGACTAAATCCTTAGTCATGGCACAGGCAATTGAAAGGCTATCCACGTAGTCATCATGGGCGTAAGACTCATCAGGGGCAGCCACAAGGAAGTTAGGTCCCTTGTATTGAACCTCAGCATCGACCATCTGTTGATAAAACCTTTTCCACGTTCTTAATCGACGTGATTTTGCATGGGCAGGATAACCCAACATTTTTCTTTGAATTAATGCCTGAAGGTGTTTCCAACGTTGTGACTGCTCGGTAGCACTAGAGGTAATAGAAGCAACCTCTGCTCGTGGGAGTAGAAGTCTAAGACGCTGTGCAACGGCATCACCCACACCGTTAGCGTCAACGCCAACAGCAAGCACATCGTAGTTAGCAAGAAAACTGACAATCTGGAAATACTGCTCTTCCCAGTCATCTCCTTGTAATTCCAGCCAGTTTAAAACGCGATGCTCAAAGTAACCGAACTCATCTGGTCTATCCCAGTCAACCCACACAACAGTAACAACTGTTGAGTCCATCTTACGTGCAGGGTCAATACCTACAACAACAGGAGTTTTATGCCAAACCTTTACTACCTCTTGAGATGTATCCCCTAGTTCATCCATAACTCCTGAAGTTACAAACATACCTCGTTCAAGAAGCCACTTACAGTTATAAGACATCTGGAACTCATCGGAGTCTTCACCAATACGTAGAGTCTCTTTCTTTATAAACTTTGAGTAGTTCTCGTTAAACTTTGCAACGTCTTTCCAATCCCATTGGAAGTGGTTTTGTCTAGCACCTCGAGTTGTTTGACGGCGTTTATTTAATTGAATGGCTCGATAAAAGTTATTCTTACTAGTTGTTGGTGTTCCTGTTTTAACCATAGTTCCTGCGTAGTAAGCAAGCATAGGAGAGATTGACTTAGATACAACAAAGTCATCTGCTTCTTGACACTCATCAATAACAACTAAATGGAAAGACTTAGACTCGATTTTTGCACGTGGGTTGGCTGTCATCATTGTGATTGTTGAGCCAGACTTCTTTAGTTTAATCATTCGTGTTACTCCACCAATACGTGCAGCAGAGTCATCAATTTCAGGGTCACCAAGAATTTCTAATGCACGCTCTGATGTAAGGCGTGTAACAGTACGTCCAAATAATGTTTCTGCCTGACCTTCTGTTGGTGCAAACAAACCAACCCAAAGACCATCTTTAAACTTACCTAGTAAATCTGGGTATAACTTTGCAAGACGTGGAAGAAGAATCATTAGTGTTGCAACAGTATTTGCAACTGTTTCAGATTTACCTGACTGACGTGCTGCAAGGGCTGTAATTTCTTCACCGTCGTTTATCAAAACCGATTCAATAACACGACGTGCTAAAGGCATTTGATAAGGGTGTAGAGGGTAGCCAACAAGAACTTCTTGGAACTCTATTATTTTATTGATTAACTTTTCGACAAATTGAATCGATAGTTCATCTAATTCATTTTCTTCAGGGGGTAGCGGAACTTCTTCATCTTCTGCTGCGTAAAGTTCGGGATTAATTTCCTCAAACTTTTCATCATTAAAATCAATAGACATTTAGTTCCTAAACAGAGAAGCCCACCGAAGTGGGCAACCCCGCGTCTGAGAGAGGGAGACGGTTAATTCTATCACTAAGTTACGACCTTCTCTTTAGTTCTCTCATTATTTCTAAAAGTGCTTCTGCACCCATTTCTAATTCTTCCAGTAATACTGGTTCGTTAGACTTCTGCCAAGCAAAAGTATCTCGACCTATAGCAAATAAAGAAGCCTCAACCCATCCAATTAACTCTGGAGTAGGTAACTTAGAGATACGCTTCTGTATCTTCGTCTGGGGCTGGTGTCCATCCTTTTTCTTCTTTAAAATCATCATAAGTTACGTCCCTTCTCGAAACTGCACTGTTTAATGCTTCTTCTTCAGACTTTGTTCCTTGCCATTTTCCTAGAACAAGAATACGACTTAAGGGTAGTCTAACCATAATTGGGGCTGCAAAACGGTATGGCTCTTCAATTTCTTGAGTCCAACCATGGACTATAAGTTTGTTACCCCACGTAAGAGGCTGTTTAATAACTTGTATGAATCGTTCTGTTCCGATGTTGTGCGCCTTTGGCATTTGTTACCGTTTCTTTTTATTACCCCGACTGGACTTTAGTGCTGTTGTTTTAGGCTTACTTGCTTTAGTTCTTGGTTTTTTGGTAACACCGTAACCAGTCTTAGAGGTAGGTACAAGGCTTTGGCGACCTTCAAAGTATATCTGGTTAGTACGAACAATTCGATACAGGGTTTCTCTAGCATAGGTAGGAAGAGTTCCCATGGCAGCATCGCCACGAGCATGGCTATCTAAGTATTGGCGAATAAAACGCCCTTTAGAAATGGTGGCTTTAAAAGCACTCCAAGTTGATGGCTTAACATCGTAATAGTTATAGAACAACCCGTCTCTAAAGACAACGGTTAATGTTTCACGCTTTGGGTCATATCCTGCAGCAACTGTTCTAGGACGTTGGTAGTTAGTAGTTGATGTAGGTAAGACTGTTAATGGTGCAGGAGCATCGTAGTTATCTAATGGCTCATCTGCGTAGTTTGAGTAACGAGTGGGGTCATAAAACTCGCCTGACTCTTCTTCTTCATCGCCCTCAAAAATTTCAATTGCATCATAAAAATCAGAGCCTGGTGATACTGGGAGTGACTGAAACGGATTAATACGTCCCGTTTGTGGAGTCACCCCCAGCATCTTTGCCATGCCTTTTACTTCTCGTTCGCCAACTCCATAGAGTTCGCGGGTCGGGTCTAGGAGTGCCGATAGTTCATCAGAAGAGGTTCTAGCACGTAGAACATTCCTTTGCTTATCGTTACTGCCACCTGTTGAGGTAACCCGAGCCATTATTACTCCTTAATTAAGAGGCTGTTGCCCAAGGTGTAATTGTTACTGCTGCACCAACTGCAGTTGTTGCTGCACCTGCTGCGATTGATTGAGTCTTGATAGTTCCAGCAACACCTGTTAGACCAGCAACTGAAAGTCCTGATGTTGAAAGTGTGCCTGAAGTTGTGGTTGTAAATGACACAGTGTTTGTATCGACTGCTGTAACTGTCCAAGTACCGTTAAGGTCTGTATTTGGTGATACAAGGCTTGCAACAGTAATCTTTGTACCTACTGGGTACTTAGCACCAGCACCTGAAGAGGTAATTGTTGCTGCTGTAAGAGTACGTGCAACTGCTGTGATTGTTGACGCTGCGTTTGTTGCTGCTGTTGCAGTTGTAACTGTAAGACCGTTGTCTCTAAGAGCATCTTCTGCAAGTGCTGTTGTGAAGCCACGAACATCAGAAACTAGAACATAGTCAACTGAGCCTGCTACGTCTTTACCTGGTGTGTCTGCTGTGTATAGCGGGTATCCGCCCCAACCTGATTCAAGGTTGATGTGGTCTCCAAGAGTTAAATCTAAGCGAGTTGTACGCGCATCGTTTGGTTGTGGAGGCATGTTGCCCCACACCGCATCAATTGCGACTTCTCCTGCGGAATCAAGTAGATTCCCATTGTTGTTTATTGCCATTGTTTATATTTCCTCACATGTGTGGTTATCAAGTTGGTCCCTATAAAGAACCTCGTCACAGTCGCGACATCTGAAAAGACGAACGGTATCGAGTGCTTCGTGTAAAGAGTCCGAATGTTCGTTACCGTATTCGACCTGGGGTTGACTTAAAACTTCAGGGGGAAAGGGTCCTAGAGGCCTACTTGAACTTGCAGGAACGGGGTGTCCCTGTATTGCAAATTTTCTTATAAGTTTCATTCTTCATCAGGCTCAACTGCTATTTTCTTTTTTGTGGCGGAGGGTGTTTCTGTTACAGGAGCCTCTTCTACGTTGTTTCCAGGAATGTCAGTCTTTAAAATTTCAATTGCTTCTTGTTGAGCAACATCTAGTGCATCAGATGTGACTAAGTTACCAGCGTCTCTTTGAGCATACAAAAAGCCAGGTAGACACTGACGACAGTACCAATACTGAACAGCGTTGTTAACCTTGTAAAGGTAAAACCCTGGTTTGTTGCAATTAACGCAAACAACTTCTAACGTCTTTTTAGTTGCCATTTAGTGCTCCTTAGTTTTTAACAATCCCACTTACGTAATGCTAGTGCCTTACGTGTTGGTTTTCCGTTTTTCTCCATTGGTCCTGGCATGCCACCCATACGTGCACAAAACGACTTACGACGTGATGCGTCTTTAGGAGAGCGTGCTGCTCTTTCTCGTGAAACAGGTGGCTTTAAATCTGAACCAGGGTTCTCACGTTCATAGGCTTTACGTCCCTTTTCATTGAGACCGCCTTTTGAATTCTTACCTTCTTTACGCTGCCACGCTGCTGTCTTTGCCATTACTACTTCTTTTTACCTGTTGCTCTTCGTGCAGCAGGTGGTGGGGACTTCTTTAAACTTACGGCACGACCTGTCTTTGGGTCACGACCAACAGTGCTTGGACCACTTGGTGTAGAGGTTACTGGAGGTGGTGTTGTATCTGGAACAGTTGGCATAGCAACTGGTGCAGTCTTCTCACGAGGAGCGTTAAACTTTCCACTCATGTCGCCAACTTTAAACTCAGCAACTTTTCCACTCTTACCTAGTTGAGCAATACCAGCAAAGGCTGCTCCCATTTTTGCAATTTCATGACCTTGAGTTAACTTTGCCATACTTGTTGCATGACGACGGCCTGCTCTTTCGGAGGCTGCTTTTGCAGCATTTCCAGCATCTTGAAGTTCACGAGTTTGTGAATGCTTTACATCCATCTTTTCTAAGTCATAGCCATGTTGTCTTTCGGCACGAACACTAGATAAAACATGTTGTGCAACTATTGACTGTGCATTACCTTGAGAATTTTTTTTGCCTTCGAAGCCTTTATTAACAAGACCACCGATGCGTGCAACAATGTCTGCTCCTGGTCCACCTGGGGGAGCACCGAACTGAATTTGATTTAGGGCCATGAGAGTATTTTTCCCTACTTTGGCTGTATTTGTGTGTTAAGCGTCTTTATTGCTTCAAGTAAAATTACCTGATTCTGTTGGCGAACAATCTCCGCATCTTCCATCTTACGTTCTAAGCGGTCTTGCCTGACCTCCATACGGAAAACCATGTCCTTTATAGACTTACCGCCATTGTGAGAGAGTTCTCCATCAAGTTTGTTAAGACGAGCCATAACTCCTGGGACAGCATCTCTACCCTCAGAAGCCTCTTCCCCTTCCCAGTCTCTAATAAATTTTCCCCACGTTGCAAACAACTTATTAAGTTTGTTTATAAAGAACCCTAGAATTGCCCCGCCTCCTAACGCGATTCCAACAAGAATTGAAATAGTTTCTATCTTCGACATTTCTAGGGTCCTTTTTGTAGTTACTTCTTTTTAACTGACTTTACGGGCTTTGTAGCAAGTTTTTTTGAAACTTCTTTTGCTGCAACTTCTGCAAGGCGACCAAATGCTGGGTCTTTCTTATTGGCCCAGCGAAGTGCTGTTGGGATTAATGAACCCCAGAGAGCATTTGCTACGAGTAGCCATTCAGATTGTCCAAAGTCCAAAGGTGTTGCTGCGTTGCTTGTTTGCATAACAATCATGACTGCTGCAATTACTTGACCAAGTAAATTGCGTAGGTACGATTCGAGTGCTGCTTTATTCATGTACATCTCCTAAATGTGTCAGATAGACACTATTGATATTTTAGTCGTCTTCTCGGTTTCTAATTGGGTAAGTGATTGCCCAAGCAAGAAGTGTGCCAACAATAGCGTAGCCAACAATCGTTTTGGCACTTCCATCAAGGACTACCCAAGCAATAAACATGCCCAGAAGAGTCCATAATTGGTCAATCATGTCTTTAATTAGTTTCATCATTCGTCATCCTTTTTAGAGCCTTTTGCTCCAAAGTAACCACCGAGGATACCGATGATACCTCCGAGGGCAGTTTGTACTAAAGTCATAACATCAGAAGAAACCTCTACAGGC